ACCCATATCTTCTGTAAGTTTTCCTGTAGCAACCTGGTCAAATAATCCTGATGGTAGCTTCGACAAAGGTATAGCTTTCTTCATAACTACACCGCTAGGGCTGATACCTTGCTGTACCATTTCCTCTACGCCCATCCTTGTTTCTCTAATTATTTTTGCTGCATCGACACCTGTACCATTACCTTCTGCAATATTTTGCATAGCACCTTTTACCCTTGCAGTTGCTGCATCTGGAGCATCAAGATACCTTACATTTACAGTTGGTATTTGATGTCTTTTTGCTGCTGCTAATCTGTTATGTCCATTAACAACATAAGTTTTGCCGTCAGCTGGATCTTTCCATACACTTACAACACCAGCTAAATCAGTATTATATTTTGTTATCTTTGTTAGAGATCCGCTTTGTCCAGTTGGCGTTTGTCCTGCTTGTTTAAATTGAAACCTTTGTGGATTAACAGCAATTTCATTTACCCCAATAGTTGCAAGTTCTAAGCTAGGTACAGGCTGCAAATCTAAACTTTTTGCTTCATCTATACCGCCTGTCGATTCAGCTATAAACTTTTGCCTGGATGCTTTTACTTCTAAATTTTTTCTAGATTGTTCTAATTCGTTTAATGAATCGTTAAATTCTATCTCACTTTGATCTATGCCATCTGTGTTAAGTTGCTGTCCGCTTGTGCCTGGAAAATCTTTTGCTTTTTGTATTTTATCTTGCTCCTGGATAATTTCTATAGCCTGTTCTGTTGCTGACTTTTTTTCTCTGCCTGTAAGTTTTACAATTTCTACATTTGCTGCTTCTTGATCTGTAAGTTCCTTTAAAGGATTTTTTATACCTCTGGCTTTGTTTGCTTTTTTAGCAACCTTTGCACCTTTAGTAAAATAATCCGCAATAGCGTCAAGCATTATTAAGGTTTCTCTTTTACCGCCTCCTAGTTGCTCTAGTGAACCTCCTAACAATGGACCAGCTATAAGTGTGCCTACTACACCATTTTTTAATCTTGCTTCTGCCAACGTATCATCTTCTGTAACTGCAAACTCATTTAATAAATTTTTTAATTTTCCATCAGGTACGCCACTAGCAAGCAAGTTAACCATGTTGCCATCCCAAGGATCTTCTATAGCAAAGTCATTTATTGCTCCAGGAAGCCAACCTTCTTGCGCACCTCGTATAAATCTACCTTGTATTCTATCTCCAAAACCTTTTAATCCAGGTGCTTTGCTTGCAAGTTTAGTTTTCATTCTTGTTTTAAATAAAGGCACTTGCGGAACTTTGACACCTTTAGCTTTTAATCCTTTAGCAACTAAAGCAAACTGACCTATTGAAGCCAGCAACCCACCAATCATGTGTTCTGCATTATTCTGCGCAACATTGTCAAATGGTTTACCTAAAAAAGGTATATCTGCATCTGGATTTTCAAAAGTAGTAGGCTGCATATTAAATGCTTTACCTATTATTCCTGGTTCAGCTTTTTTAGGTTTGTTAGTAAAAAAATCTCTACCTGTAATAGTTTCGTATAGATTTCCACCTGCCATTACATTTGTTAATGCGTCAGTAGGATTATATGTAGCTAATTCATCGTAAACAGAATCATATAAGTTTTGCACAAAGTCTCTACCAGCCTGTCCAAATGTTCTGCCGATACTTGCACCTAAATCAAAATCTCCACCCTCCTTAAAACCTTCTTTTGGTTCTTTAGATATTGTCCCTTCTGGAGCAACGTAGCGAGTTTTAGTTTCTCCGTTTTCGTCTTTATATTCTTCAAAAGGCATGATTAGTTAGATAGTGAATTAAGAGCTTCTTGGGCAGCTGGCAAGTACTTTTTGTAAGCACCTGTCTTGTAAACTGTCCAAGCATCAAAACCTTGCATATCATAGATATACTTGGCTGCTTGACCATTAACTATTGGATCGAACAGCTGCTCATTTGAGTCTAACGCAAGTTGGCCTCTGCGCTCCTCTCCCATCATAAATCCAGGTCTATCTAACATATTTATCTGCCATAATCCGTAGCTGTTATCATCTCCTTCTGTGTTATGTGCGTGTGGTCTACCACTAGATTCTGCCATTCCTATAGCTGCCATAATTACTGCTTCATCCTCTGTAAAATCAGAAGTAAGTGCAATCTTTAACATACTAGGAATTGTTTGTGTACCTTCGGGAGGGATGTAGTTATAAGGATTATTGTTAACTTCTCCTGCCATGACAGATCCACCAAGCAATAGTTCGACAGGGAGCATTGCAATTTTTTGTATAAAGCTAGGAGGCTTTGGTGTGTTGGTATTTATCTTTGAGTATTTTTTATTAAATTGATCTACTCCTCCATTTTGTATTTGCATATCTGAAAAACTAATTCCATGTTTTTGTAATTGGTTATTAAAGAATTGATATGGAGTTACACCATTGTATTTCTTTAGTGCTCTAAGCATTTTTCTGACATCTTTATCTACTCCATCTACGCCATCAGTATTCCAACTGTCTAACAATTTCATTAAATCTTCTTTCGGTAACATAGGTATTTCACTTTTATACATAGTCACTAATTGTGTCGCTTCTTTCTTGTCAATCTTTCCTCTTTGTTCTACACCAATCATTCTATTTTTAAAGTCATCTATTGAATCAAATGCCTTTGGTATTTCTCCATCTAAGTTTTTACTTTGATACTTACTAACTAAACCAAAATCAGTATCTTGGAAAAATTTAGTTAGTTCTGTATTAATAACTTGTGTACTTTTATTATTCTTTAATCCTTCTTCTATTATCTTATTTGCGCCATCCGTCATTTTTTGCTCTGCGTTACTAAGTTCTAGCTGTTCTTCTAAAATAAATTCTTTTCCTCCAGGAGAAGGTGATTGATAGAAGTAACCACTACCTTTAGAACTAGCAAATTTATCTAGGTTTGTTTTAATAATGTCTGCTGCAAATTCTTGGTTTGGTTTTGCTACCTCACTAACAATAGTATTAGTTCTGTTAATTAGGTTCATACCAACATTTACATCTATTGCACCTGATTCCATAAGTTTGTTGACCTTATCTCTGAATGCAACTGCTTTCTGTGGGTTAAGAAATACTTGTGTATATTCTTTCCCTAACTGTGTTGAAAGTAATTTTCTTTCTGGTCCAAATAGTAAACCATCACTTGTCACTATCTTTTTGTTTGCATAGGTTAATACTTCTTCCTGGAATCTAATAGGTACGCCAGATATTATTTCGTTCTTTCTTTCTTCAAATGTTTGTTTTACTTTAGTTAGTTCTGTTTGCACTTTGTCAGAGGCAAATCCACCATCTATCTTTCCTGCCATTTCATCTATCTTTTTTAACTCAGGTAATATTTCTTCTGTAAACATTTTATCTATAGCATTATTGCCTAACTGTACCTTTGTTGTTTTTTGTTGATTCCTAGCATTAATAAGAGATTGGCTGTACTTGTATTTAGTATTAGCTTCCCAACCTTCTTGAAAACTTTTATGCCAAAGTAATTTTGGATTAATTATTTCTTGTCCAAATGTAGGAGAATTTTCATCAGTATCTTTTATTAGCCTATCTTCTTTCTTACCTGTCATTATTTTTAACCAGGGTTCAAATGCTTCATCTGGCTCTAGAAATACACCTGTCTCTTGACCTCTAACAAATAACGCATTTTGCCATTGTGCAACTAATTTTTCTATAAATTTATCTCTTTCCTCTTTCGTTCTGTATATTTGCATGAAGCGAGAATCATCTAGTATTGAATTAAGACCTTTTACTACATCATCTATATTATTTTTATCAAGATGTATCGCTGCATAACCATCTACTTGTACTAAAGATTCTTTTTCATATACATCTTTATTGTATTGAATAACTGCTTTTTCCTGCCTGTTTATATCATTTGCATAGGCAGATAAAACAGTAGCAGATACTTCGCTACCTTCTCTTTGATTTAGAGGTATAATTCCACCGTTTCCATCTCCATATATTGCATTTTGCCTCCATTCAAGATAAGCAGAATCGTCAGGTCTTAACGAACTTAATGGTACTTCTATGCCATTTTTTATAACTGTTGCACCACTAGCTTTGCTGGATAAAGTTGCAGCATTTGCCTGTATATGTACTATTTTGTTTTGTGACTGTAAATGCGGTACTAATATGTTATTTCTTGAATCAATGTAGTTCAGGTTCTTTTCTGCTGCTTTCTTTTCATCAATAGTTGAATTAGTATCTTCTACTATCTTTTGTAAATCTGCCCTGGTATCTTGCAATATTTCTACAGCAGATTTCTTGCTGCCAAAATTTTGTAATGCAAGGCTTTTACTGTAATCTTTTGCTTTTGTATCTATTTGCTTTTCTCTTTTAGCGTATAAAGTACCAAAGTTTTGCAGTTGTGTGCTGAATTGACCTAGTGAGTTAGCTAAGTTTTGCAAGTCCTTACTGTTATCAGTCATCACACTCATGTCAGCAAATCTTCCAAGCTGCACTTGAGGTGCGTTCATTCTCTCTACTTGCTGATAAGTATCGACAATAGGAGCAGATACTTTTATTCCTGGAGGAGTAAGACCTTTAGTAGCAATGGTTGCGTCAACACCATACTGACTCAGTAATCTTCTTGATGTCTTACGGCTGCTATCGCCTGATGATTTGCCTAGGGAAATTGCCATTACTGATTTTTCATAATGCTGTAGTTAACGCCAGCATTTACACCACTCATAATGCCAGCACCTATAGAGAATGGACTTAGACTTACATTAGGTCTAGGTACAGGTTTCATAGGATCAAGAATAGTTTTCTTAAGATATGGAGATATGCTTGCAATTCTACTTGCACGCTCTGCAATAAATCCTCTTTTCTCTGACTGTACTCCACCTGTAGCAAAAGCCAAGTTTGTATCTGAATAGTAATCGTATTTACCTAGCTCTCTGTTTACATCTGCAAGCAAATTAGCAACATTAGCTCCTGCCCTACCTGTCGCTAGTATTGAACCTTTTTGTTTCTTAGCCTCTAAATCTGCTTCTCTTGTTTCTTGCGCTGATTTAACTTGTAACTGTCTTATCTTTTGGTTTGCGTCATTCATCTTATTTGCTTCTGCTATCAATGCTAATTCTTGATTTTGGAACATCTGTTCGTTTCTTAATGTTTCCTGGTTTGCTTCATAGTTTCTCTGGTTTTGCGCAGAGAGCATATTGTATTCATATTGAAACTGGTCACTCAGGTTAGCTGCATCTATCGCTGCATTTTGGGCAGCGTTGGCAGCAATAGCCTGACCTACGCTCATAACCCCTGTAACAATACCAATAGCAACTGGATTACACATAATTAAATCTTCACAAATTCATAGAATGGTAGGCCTTCATAACCAAAAACTTCGTGTTTTTTTATGATAGTAAACCCCATATATAACAACCATCTTAGATGAACTGTGTTTCGTGCATCAATATAGTTGTACAAAACAGGGTAAAGTTTTTGTAGTTTTTTTAATTCTATCCTAGATTGCCTTAAAAACTCGTATTTGTCTCTAGTATCTTTAAGCATATTTTCGCAACCGAGCAACCATATAGAAGCAGAAGTGTCAGATGTCTTACTTAATCCCCACATTGCTATGGGATAACCATGCCTACTAATCGTAGTCATACAAGGCTTGCTTGTAAAATATCCTTCAAATAATGATTGTATTGGGCTGCTTCCTGCATTAGCAAAACACTCCTCTCGATCTTCTTTTCTCATGCGTGCAGCAATGTAAGCCACATCATCTATAGTCGCTGGCCGACTGTATAACTTTATAGCCTTCTCGCTCGTTCTTGATACCATCCTTCCCATTCTGCTGACTGTACTCTACAGGGTAATGGAGAATCACTAAAGAGTACAATTTTTGTTTCTATATTTTGCGCCATAACAGGAACTCTAAACCTACCTGTAGCTAGAGAAGGTGTACCTATTGGAAACTGACCACTACCTATCTTATATCCGTTAAAAGGATAAGTTAATTCATCTCTTTGCCCTGGTGTAATCTTCATAGAGAAGTTAGATGTTTCATCAAACACAATACTCCAGGTTCGTAGCTGTAGTCTTGGGTTAGCTAGTACAGCCAAACCTCCTCCAGGAGGTGTCTCTTTAAGATATGGTGTAGAAAATTCATAAGTCATATTATATATTTCCCCTACAAAAAACTTTGCGCTACTTAAATCTCCAGGTACAGTCATAGTTCCGTTACCACTAGCTCCACCTGTAAGAGTTTCAGCTGTAGCTTTTATAACTTGTCCATGTGCAATAGTATTGTTTGAAGCAAACCTACCTACTACTGCCATTGTTTCTGTGCCCGACATAGGATACGGCAATGTAATTACAGTCTGTACTCCTAATGCGCTTGAGTTTATAAGAGATGTAGAGCAAGCAGCTTCTGTAGTTTTTCTATCTAGCAATATCTCAAACTCTGTACCACTATCTACAGTCTCAGGTCTTAGCTGTGTTTTTTCTAGGTACACTCCATCTGAATATTCAACACAAGTATATAAGTCGCTATCTAAAACATTGCCACCTAATAATGTTTTGTTTGCAGCAACCTCCCAATACGACCAAGATGACTGTAGTTTCTGGTCATCATCAAAGAAAAACTTGTAAATATAAACCCTGCGTGGTTGGTCTTTGCTAATCATTGTTATTACTTCTTCTGATACAGAAGGAGACATACTGATTAAATTACCTGGTACAAATCTAGGTACTGAAGATGTTACTTCTTCTGATAAAGGTATTGGTCCACTAGCGTCAGGTAAGAAATATTCTCTCAAGCCACTAAAATCTCCTTTCGGTATGCCGAAGTAAACAGTTCGACCAACACCTATAGGGTCAATAGCATCGACAATATCAAATGTAGTTATTGCAGTAATTGTTGCCGTCTTTGGTGTAAGTGATGTACCTACGGTTGTTGAGCCAGTATCTAATCTAAACTGTCCATGCAAACTAAACAGCAATAATGTATTTGCAAAAGCCAGACTGCTGTTTAAAAAGTTAACCGATGTACCGCCAGAGCTAATATCTATAGGGTCAGAATCTAATAAGGTTTGTACTGTCTCTGGAAAAAATCTTTCAAACGAATCAGCAGCAGATAGGATAACATTTTCATCTGCTAGGAATACAAGTCTGTTTCTAAACAAGTTAATATTTTTTATTTTACTGCCTACAAAAGTAGGATTAGGTGCGGTTGTAGTATCTCCAGCTACACGGCCTGTATAGTTAAACTGCGCAAAAGTAAAAGTACCATTAGCGTTTCTTACTAAGGTATGTGGCATTGTTGACTTGTCTAACAAGTGGTCAATGTTTGGCGCAACAGTTTCTCTCCATACACCTGGACCAAAACCACTACCAGCTGTGGCTTCAAACTTAACAAAGTAATCATCAAAAGCAGTAGTAGCAGACCCTTGTATTCTTACTGTAAAGTTATGCTCTGCAATAGTTGGTAGATCAGTAATACTATCTACTGTTCCTTTTATTGCTGACGTTGCATCTGCTGTTTTTGTGTCGCTACTTTCTAGTGTGTAATCGCCACCATCATCCTTAGTAATTCTAATTATGTAGTCGGTGCTAGTTACAGTAAAACCAGATATAGTATTTAGCTGTGTAGCTAGGTCATTAGCAATCGTTACAGTATCAGGAGCAGAGCCAGAAGAGTTACCAGTAGTCACGCTCTTTTCTGTGCCATTTAATTTAACTCTGTATGTAGTAGAGAAGTCAGCAGATTTTACAAATACCATTGACTTTGTACCCCAGTTATATGACTTGTTTGTAGTGTCCATAGTAACTGTCTTTTCTCTGTTAACTATGAATGTAAAGTCGGCAATAGAAGCAACCCTAAATGTAGAGCTAGGTTCTCCTGTAATGTTTAAATAGCTAGTGCCGTTAGGTGTAGATACTGTTTGTGCATTGCCGTCTAAATCAAATACTTTTATAGCGTTATCTTGTATAAAAATTAAATATCTTATTACACCATCTCTATCAACGATGTGTGTGAATGGCCTACCTGTACCAGCTGATCCCGTAAACAACTTCTTTATATGTTGCATAGGCGGCCTTTTCTTTAACCCTTCAACAGGGCTAGGCATACAGTTAATTACTTCCTCTGCCTGTGATGCCAGGCGTAACGCTGCTGGTTGCTGACTTACTCCGTTAATAAGATTGGGAATAGAGCTACTGATTAGTGGCATAGTTAACGCTCAAGTGTGCGAGAAGGTATGTAAGTGTTGACAGGGCTAGTTCTATTAAGATGTCCACGCAACATACTATGTTCTGTCTTACTTGTTTCTTCTTCCAAAAAAGCACTACGAGCCTCTACTTCTTGTGTCAGATTTAACTTAGTTAGTTCGGCAGAACCAATAATCGCTTCCTGCAATTGCCTTCCTGCTTTAATAGTTATATATTGCCTTGCGTGTTCGGGGAGTAAATCCCACTCAAGAATGGTTGTCATATCAACTATTAAATCCTCGTCAAATGTATATCTATTATTTCTTCTGTCGTATAACTTGTCTCCTCGTTGCACTACATCTATGCTTGGGTACTCCAAATTATCAACTACAACTCGACTTACATTACTCGATAACTCTATCTCGTTAGACGAGTTCCGTTCTAATTTTTTCTCCAAATCTGTATTGAACGACCAGCCTTCTGTTTGTATTGTTCTGCTTACATCATTTAATGCTCCTTCTGCTTGCTTTGCTAAGCCAAACTGGCCTTGCAAACTATTAACAGGTGCTTCTCCAAGCATTTGCAGAACTCTGTTTACTGCATCAAGAAAGCTAGTTCGGGCTGCCATTACTTCTTCTTCCTTTTCTTAGCGGTCTTTGCTGCACGCTTAAAGTTAGCAGCAGTAGGTGCGCCTTTAGCTCCAGGCTTACGCATCTTCTCTCCACTACCAGCTTTTATTCTCTTACGCTTTGCGTGTATGTTTGCGTAGAGTCCTTTCTTTTTTGCCATAGTTAACACTTCCATTTGCGAAGGGCTTTGTTGATCCTACTGTTAGGATCTCTAGCTGTTTTGCTAGATGTTCTTTTCTTTTTCATACCTTTCATCCTGGCGCAAAAAGATTTTTTCCTTTTACCTCCTCCAGGTTGCGGTGCTTTTAGATTAGAACCTGTTTCTTTGTTGTACTTTTTTCTACCAGCAGCTGTCAAGCCACCTGATCTGCTCTTATGTTTGCCCATCTTTAGGCGTACATTTTTCTTGCGAGCCATTTACTTTTTCTTTTTCTTTTTCTTTTTAGGAGGTCTGCCTACCTTAGAGCCGTATGTTCCTTTTCCGTATGGCATAAGAATAAAGGGGGTTGTGTTACCCCCTTATATTAACGGCTTATGAGTTAGCTGCATAGAGTTCGATTGCGCAGTCTGGGCGTAAGACTCCGCTTCCGTGCATCATGCTACCAACCATAAATGTACCTTGATAGAGAGCGTGGATGTCTGCTCCTGTCTGCTCCATCTTGAGATCCATTAGCTTAACTGTACCTACAGCTTGCTTGTTAAATACAAGACCAATATTGTCGGTAAAGTTAGCGTGGTATGTATTGTTTTCTCCAGTTGTCGCTGACCTGTTTGTTTTAGGTAAGTGATTAGATTTAACAATGTGGATTCCTGCTACCTTAAGGACTTCTCCTTCTGCGTATGCACCACG